CCCCGACTACTCCACTAACTAATTTAGTGAGTGAGGTATTCCGACCACCAATACAGGTGGTCGGGTGTCGCCGTGACTGGAGGAATCCAGTCAACCCACTTTAGCACGTATTTGTGACTATCAGTGGAGTACCGACTTGTCTCTAACCATTCACCAGGTTGAAGCCCAAACCTCCGGACAAATGCTCGGAGGTACCACAGCGTGAGAGCACGGCTGTCCCTACAGTGTTTATAAACACTCTTCGGAACATAGTGCCTCACGTAGAGGCGGCTCCACTTGGCGAAGATTAGCTTCTTGGCGTACGCGTCGTGGATGTGTAACCACACGCCACTATTCGTATTTCCGTCATACGGGCATAATTGTAGCCTCTCTCGAGCGACAAAGCTCTTGAGGTAAGCATACATGTGCTCGCCGGGTAGAGACGCCAGCGTATTAACCAGATGAGATAGGACGGACTTGCGTTCGTCCACCTCCCTGATGTACACTGGAGTAACGTCCTTACCTTCGTACCAGTGAGCTCCACACGATTCCCTATAAGGGCCATCAATGTGGGTTTTCTCACTGTTAACGGAAAAGCCAAGAAACGTCAAGATCTCGATCAGTTTTGGGACGGCGTTAACGTCGACAATAATATCGTCTCCGTACACGCTAGTCACGCCACTGCCCGAGGCTCTTGCCGCGGCAAGGAAAATCAGCGTTTCCACCACAAACGTCGAGCCGTTGCCCATAGAGGCATACTTCTCGTATAGTCTGTGGGAGTCTCCTAGCTTATAACCAGGAGACCGACACGCTAGCAAGAACGAAGCCCACTTCTCCGGAAAGAGAAGGAGGACCGTATTCAATGCACACGTGTCAGAGGCCTGAGAAAGGTCAATAGTGGCTAACCAGCCATTAATAGAACCTTCCCGTGCCAATCGCTGATTGACGGACTGGTCAGACAGATTACAGCCCCAATACTTTAAGAAGGGCTTAACGTATGAGTCGAATGCAAGCTGGAACGGTAAGTTACCGTCAGGCTCGCACGCGATCGTCCGTTTCGTCTTCCAGTTCTTCGGTACGAATTCCACACGATTAAACCGGTCTATGTTGCACCTAGGGGCCCTGTAACCGAAGAATCGGTACACAGCACTTAGGTACGGGACCAGTTTCGGGGTACACGCAACCTTGTAGGTTAACTTCCTATGGGGTTGCGCCATACGCCGGGATCGTGTTTTAGTCGCGCCTGACGTAAGCCTTACTAACTCGGGCAACCGCTCGAGAAAGTCCTCGAAGGGGCCAAGCACAGCACTGATGAACTGCTCCATCTTAAAGACAACATCGTACATTCCCGGGTTTTCACTCGGGTCCATGTAGAAGTCGTCCAGACGGAGATTAGTCTCACGACACTGAGCTTCAGCAGCGAAGAAAGCTGCCGTGGCGGTGTTTAGAGCAATAGTATCATCAGTAAAGGAAGAATTCTTCTTAAAGAACGCTTCCATCTGCAGCAAGGCCTTGTAGAGGGGAGCAGTCAATACTTCTCTGCTCTCTAATAGGCTCGTGCAGGAGGCCAGCTTCTGGAACGACCTCGACCGCAACCATCCTTCGATGGTTTGGTATAGGTCTCCAAAAGCGCCTGCGTGGTCCTTCAGGAAACAATGAGCTACTTCATAAGTGACCTGTTTGGGGTCCATTGTGGATCTCCAAGTGAACCGTTTCTGACACCAGCGAAACCTATGGTCCGAAGCCCGCAAGGGCCTTTAGACAAATCGGAATTGCTGGGAAGAACGCGCAGATAATGTATACGACAATGCCTCCTACAGTGGAAGCAGCGCCGTATTGAATAGCCGTTTTCACGGTATTCTGACTCAGGGCTTACGCCTTGAGCCAACCCTGCGAGTTCACCGTTGCAGCGAACTCATCTCCCGCGATAACATCACGGAAGGTGGCTAGCGCAGCGGTAACGTCAGCTGCCGTCCCATTAATGGGCCGGCGGACGGTCACACTGAAGGACACTTTCTGAGGAAGCACAACGTTGGCGACGTCTTTCGTCGCTACCAACACGTTGACAGAATCTTCTGCCACCGTCTGGTTCCCCGAGGGTACACGTCGCTTCTGAATAACAATCTTCGGCGACAGGACAGTATGCCCCGTGTACGTGTACGTGCGAGAGTCTCCGTTGTCGGAAAACTCGGTGAGTGCAGTCGTCATGGCTGCCATCTTTATCGTCCTCTAGAATCGAGAAGGTGCGCAAAGACTCGCCTCGGTGCCTTGAATCGCTGAGCGACAAGCTCAATGAGATCAAAGCCAAAGGCAAGATCCATACGTACTTTCACGAGCGGATGGATGGGCAAGGTGTTCATCGGGTGTCTAACCATCAACTGGTAGTTCGCGTCACCGTTACTTGTGAAAGTGCCGGTGCATGGCGATTTCCACACAAGAGAAGTGATTCTCTGTGAGGACTGCATCTCATACTTATACGAGACGCTACCAGTCCAGGTGGTGGCTAACGCAAGGAAGGACAGTGACTCCAAATACTGGCCTACGTTGACAAACCTATCGACAACAAACGATAAGGTAGCCAACTCCCACCCAGTTACGAGTGGGTTAAAGGACAGTTTTGGAGGGGTTATGTCTGCTACGATCATAGCACCTGGCTGGAACTTATGGTTCTTTGTGCAGGTGTGTGTACCGGAGCAGGATGACCAGTTCCACGTACTTGTCGAGGTTACAGCGACGTTAGCAGCTGCACCCCGAACAGATTCACGGAACCTCTGTCTTTTGCTGTCGATACGCGCCAGGGCGGAAGCGATATCCTTGAGATCATACCCAAGGGTACGCCAGCCATAGCGACCTTCAAGCCAACCGCTTCCCACGATATCGTGCACATCGGCAATCGTTTTGAATTTGCCTCTGTAGCGCGGGTTTCGCAGAGAATCGATCTTCTTGAAGATATTCGCCATGTCTTTGGCATAACGTTGTTTCATGCCATTGAACATACGAATTGTATCTTTCAGCTCACCAATAAAAGTAAGCGCATCCCAGCCGCTGGAATAAATTTTCGCAGCGGCCTGCTGCAAGCGGTATTGCTGCTCGGCAATCGTGTCAGGATCTGACACGAACTGCTCGGCATCAGCCGTCTTGAAGCGCCATAACCCGACGTGGGGGCATGAACCATTGGTCCATGTCCACTTCGAGTATAGGCTTCCATTATAATACATCGTCCAAGCTGCACTGGCATCAGCCGTGTAGTCGGAACGCGTATAATAGTTGGAAGGGATAAGCTTACCTTCACGGCGAAGTTTGAAGTAACTCGGGGTATTAGTTCCCGAGGCTTCACGCTTAATAACCTTAGGGTTATAAGCGAGTCCTGTGTCATCGTAGAGGTACGGCCCATAAGTCACCCCGTTTTCAACGAGGCGCCTCTGGGTCGTAGTACTCTGGTCGATGGAGACAGGATTCTTCACTGTGTCGGTGTCCTTGCGGTTGTCAACATGATATACTCAGCTCTCCGCTTACAAAGCCGAGCTTGCTGGGTCCGACATCGGAAGGAGCACGGATGCTCCCGTCGCCCCCCCTGAATGGGGGGG